ACATGTTTCACTCGTATTTGCTCCAGTGCCATAAACTCTTCAAGATCATTGTCAGTCTTGCCTAATAAATTAGTCCAAATACTATTACGTTTTCTATGGAGATCTTTCTGTAGCTGATCTTCAGCACTCACAAAACGACTTATTGCATTACCTGCTGAGGCTATATCTTTTCCATTTTCTAGTGTTTGTTTAATAACAGCGAAGGCACTATTTGCAATCATTAGCATTTCAAGCACAGTATCACCTCACTTACTTAGCACCTTATCTAGTTTATCTTCTAGTCTATTAAGTGTTTCTACAATACGATTAGATGTATGACGTAGATCTTCTTTTGAAGCATATTCTTCTCTAGTCTTATTAAGTAATATTTGCAATCGTTTTACTTCAGCAAACATTTTATTAAATGCCCAAGCAAATGGCATAATAATGAGTGTAATAATTATATTCCATATTAATGTTGCATCTAATGACATATCATCTCCATGATGGTCCTTCAAACCATGATACTAAAGACCTTCGCACACCTTTTGTAACTGGTTCAACTCTATGTCTAAGATAACTAGGAAAAACTAAAACAGTTCCTTTTTGTTTTAATATATTAGTGTCTGGTGAGTCTACTTCATCAAAAACAAAATTGCCACCTTCATATTCACTAGGTTCAGATAATTGAACTGTTACGGATAATTTTCTATCGTAACCGTTATTATTTTGCCAATCAATATCATGATGCAAACCATAATGACCTTGTTCAGATGATAAGTATTCAGTATATTGTATGTCTGCTTTTTTATAAATATGAACATGAAAAGCATGAGTATTGGCAATATCAACAAACTCATATAACATATTACGAACTGATTGATTATCTACCCAGGCAACACGACTTTTACGAATATCAGAACCACTATTATTAAAAGTTGATGCCTCATCTGTTTTACCTGTTATTTTTATAATCTCATCTACCATATTATCTGATATGCCTTTATGAAACATTTGCCAGTTTTGTCTTATCATGTTGGTTTTGTTGGAAAGGTATGTGTCCACGGAAATCCACTTTGTTGTGGAACATTTAATAAATCTGTTCTATATTTTGTCCATTCAGTTTGTTTATCACTTGATAATTCTGCCCAACGTAAAGGATTAGTAACAATAGGATCAACTTCTTCTATCAGACGTTCATTTCTAATTGTTCTTTGCCACAAACTTTCTCTTGTATCTTTTTCTGATTGAGTAATTTTTGTAAAGTTTGAACCTATAAGTGTAATTAATGCACTATTACTAATAGTAGTATCAGTATCAATTGAATTGAGTAAATATGGAATCCAACCATGTTCAGGATGATTTATTTCTAATTCAAATTCAGTATCATCATCATTGATTGATACTGCATTTCTAACTTCAGTAATTGTAATTGACATTCTAATAACCCCTTTATTTATGCGTATCTGACTGCGATAGATACTGAACTAGCAGTACCTCCACCTGATGTTCTACCCATTAATCTCCAAGAACCACTCAATCCACCACTTCGGGAACTTGCACTAGCATTGGATTGATATAGATAACTTGTGTTTAAACCAGCACCACCTGAATAAGTTGATGCAAAAAGATTTGAAATCATTGCATAACTACCTACACTGTTCCAACCAGTTGACGCATTACCAGTAGGTCCTGTCGGTCCAGTCGGTCCAGTAGGACCAGTAGGTCCAGTACCACCATTATTGCCACTTGGTCCAGTTGGTCCAGTTGGACCCGTAGAACCTGCAGGACCAGCAGGACCAGCAGACCCTGCAGGACCAGTAGGTCCAGTTGGTCCTGTCGGACCTGTAGGTCCTGCTAAAGCTGTATTAGTAATTGTACCTTTTACCCATGCAGATGCAGAAGTGTCATAAACAGCTAATAAATCTGCACCTTGAAAAGATGTTTCAGTAGACAAAGCAGTTAAAGCTGATCCTACATTGGCACTATCAGTAACATCAGCACTAGCTTCGATACCATCTAACTTTGTGCCATCAGTAGATAAATCACGACCATCTACAGTTCCAGTAGCAGTAACATTAGCATTTAAATTTATTTCACCACTACCATTAGGTGCTATAGTTATGTCACCGTTACTAGCAGATACAATAGAGTTACCATTTACATCAAGATTTCCACCTAATTGTGGTGTACTATCAACAGATAATGATGTCATTGCACCTGCTACAATAGCTTGGAAAGAACTGCCATTATAATAGTTTAATGAATTACTTGTAGTATTATAATAAAGATCACCTGCATCAAGACTATCTGTAGGAGCAGAGCTTGAAACTCTATATCTAGCCGCAAACCCATTTACTGCATCAAGATTAGCTACTACAGTTGCAATATCATTTGTCACTGTAGTTATTGTATTACCCATAGCATTTCCATGTGTAGTACAATAATATCTAAGTCCTGTAGCAGGAGCATCATCAGGAACAACAAATGTTACTTTTGCACCTGCTTGACCTGCTGTTCCTGTAACTGTAACACCAGTTGTATATGCTGAAGATCCATTTTTAAATGCTAAAGGGTGTGTAGCATTTGATGAATCACTTTGATCGAATATATAAGTAAAACCTCTAGTTAGTGTTATTGCAGGATTATTAGCTCCATCTAAAAGAAATATATTAGAGCCACCAACATTTGCTACAGTTACTGTATATGTTTTTGAACCACCTACAGTAGCCGCCACAGAATTAATTGTAGATATATTTGTTGCAACAGTACCAATATTAGTTGAATCACCAGCTACAGTATTTATTGCAGATGTATCACCTGCAACAGTAGTGACATTACTTGCCACACCTGCCACTGTTGTAACATTAGAGGATATTCCTGCTACAGTTGTTACATTCGAACTAACACCTGCAACTGTATTTACATTCGAAATATTAGTTGCAACTGTACCTATATCAGAAGCATCTCCTGCAACTGCTGTAACATTACTAGCGATACCTGCAACAGTACTCACGTTACTTGCAACCCCTGCTACAGTAGTTACATTTGCTTTTATGCCTTCTACTTGATTTAGATCACTTATAAAATCTGATGTAGCCAATAAATCTAGATCTTGAATTATAGCTGTAGTAGCCAAATCATTTAAATCACTAATAAAATCTGATGTAACTGCCGCCATATCTGTTACAAAATCACTAGTAACTAAGTTCATTTTTGAAACAAATGTGCTATCTATAAGTGCCATATCAGAGGCAAAATCAGATGTAATTAATGATGCCTTACCTGCTACAGTAGTAACATTACTTGATATACCTGCTACAGTACTAACATTACTAGATATTCCTGCAACTGTAGTAACATCACTTGCAATCCCTGCTACCGTTGTAACATTAGCACTTATACCTCCTACTGTATTAATATTAGAAGTTATATCAGCTAAAGAATTTACATTCGCAATAGTTGGACCTGCTTCAGCCGCACCAGTAGTAGCATTAAATCCTAATACTGTACCTTTTCTTGATGCAAGTAATGGTAACTCCATAGACACAGCACTATCAGAATCTTGTAATCTTATTGCTCGTGAGGCTGAGTCGTTAAAGTCAGACTGTATTGCAGTCACAGTATCCAGTTCAGTATTTAGTTTTGATATTTCAAAAGCACCTGAACTTGGAAAGTCTGTAGTCCGTGACAAAGGTATTGCTCTAGTGATGACAACAGTACTGCCACCAGTAGCACCAGTGACAGAAGTAGTTACAGTTCCAGTAGAACCACTGCCACCACTTACAGTATATAATGTTGTATTACTTGTACTTGCATCAAAAGTACGTTCAGTATTATCAACAAAAACATTTAAGTCTGTTGATGCAGTAAAAAACACAAATGGTACAGCAAATGAGGTTTGAGTTGCTCCCTGACTTACTGTGTAACTCACTCGTGGTGTATTTGCACTCAAAGCTATAGTCATATCTTACCTTTACTAGTTTTTGTTACAAATGTCTATTAATATCTAAATTTTTCCTTTTCACCCAAAGCTCTAAGATCATCATCTAAACCTAATAAACTGAGTGCAGGAAAATTATAACTTATTTTTTTTAATCCTTCTTCTGTCCTATCATTTAGTAAATCATTAGTTCCTTCTACCCATTCTCTTAACATATTAGGTGAAGCACCTACAAAACCAAAGGCAGTATCCCAACCATCAGCTTTATATCTACCCTTTAACCAACTAGTATCAGGATCATGTAAACCAGAAGCTACTGCCACATTTAAACCATGATAAAATAAATCTGCATACAATCCAGTAACACCACTATGATCTACTATTCTCATTAACAACTCAGGATAATCTTTATTTTCAAACCACCAATCAGGCTTCTTGAGTGATAAGGTAATGTAACTCATACCAAGTAAAGCAACCATACCTGATAATCTATGTTGTTTAGCTGGGTCCATCATTGCACCTAGTATTCTTCTATGAGCAGCAAATGCAAAATTATAAAACTGAAATGGAAAAGCCATTGTGCCAGACTCTAATCGTGCCACTGGAAAAGCATATGTACCATTAGCTCTTTTACCTACTGATGCTCTTGGATCAGGTTCAATACCCATTCTACTCATATAAGGTTGCCATTTTTTATAGACAAATCCGTCCATCATAGTAGGTCTATCAAAGGCAGTAGCATGAATAATAGTATTCCTAGATGCAGTATTGAAATATGCTGTAACTGCTTGTTTTAATTCACGATCTGCTTTAGTTTTTGTAGACCACCCTTGTATGTTTAACAATGGCATACCACTATCAGTTTCTTGCCATGCACCATTATTAAACATACGTTTAGCTAATTTTTCATCAATGCCATATCTAGCAAGTTCTATAATATCTAACTTGCTTATTGTACCATCATTATACTTTTTAAGTTGATTATAAAACTTTGGTATCCTTACTGCTGAGTCAATTAGCTTACCAACACTTGTTATTGGTGCAAGTCCATTAGCTTTATAAAACCAGTTCTCTGCAATCTCTAAACCTCTTTCTATTCTACCAACTTGTAAAGGTCTAAGATTATCATGTAATATTCTATGATGTGCAGTAGGTCTAATCATCTCTAAGCCTTCACCCATATGCATTAGATCTCTTGCATTAGCTCTCATTTTATCAAAATTACCATCAATACCTGCTACTATCCCACGAAATACCCTACCAAACCCATGCTCAAATATAGGCATTGCAAGAGTTTCTGTCAGAGAACTTATACCTGCACCATATAAGTAACTCATACCTGCAACTCTTTTAATATTTCTAGCAAACTTTGTGTCTGCTCTTTGAGGATCTCGTACCATCTGCCCTGCTATTCTTTCAAAGTCAGATAGAAAGTCAGATTTTATTTCAGCTATTTGTTTTGCAGTATAGCCATCTTTTTGCATTCGTAGTTCAAAAGTATTAACTAAATCATCAATATCTACATCACCAAATTTTCTTGCAAACTCTATTCTAAATCCCATTTTTTTGGCATATTCTGTCATAACTCTAGGATCTTTAACTATAAATTTCATTACTTTATGTTCAGGTATATTTGTTACCCTCATCATAAGATGTTTACCTTTACCTATCCCAGTGCCATATTCATAAGCATCATCACCTCTTTCAAGTATTGCATCTACTACTTCTTCTGCATACTTTCTCGCATTTTCTTTACCGACTGCATTATCAAATATTCTAACATCTTCATAACTATTGGTAGTTTCATTCCATCTTGTTACCTTACTTTGATCTAAAAAATGTTTTGTGAATATTTGTATAAGTTCTTCTTGTGCGGCTTCATCTTGAATTAACATCTCTTTGTTATAATACAAAGGAAACTTATAATCTTTTCTTGTTGGTACATATTGTTCGTAAAAAGTAGTTTTATCTTTTAAATTTTTAAGATTAATTTGTAATATTTTTTTAAACTGTGGATCTTTTTCTACTCTAATACGTTTTTCATAATCATCTATTTTAGTTTGAAGCTCTTTGATATTAGCCTTTATAGTTGTTCTATCATGGAATAGTTTGGCATCTTGTCCTCTTTGATCTATATCTCGTAGAAAATCTTCTAGTCGTTGTATAGCAAGTTTTTTAAACTCAGGGAGATCTTGATAATATCTTTTATTCCAAGATTTATTTCCATTTAAAATAGAAAGTTCTATTATTTCTTCTGCAAATTCATCAAATGTAGGTGTCTTTATTTCACCAGTAGAACTACTAGCATATGTTTGTGGGTCTTTACCCATATATCTATCCATAGATACTTTTGTACTACGATAATCTAAACCACCAAGCTGACCAGTGCCATCTAAGTTTGTTAGATTTTTATTCCATAACTTTCTCCAGTATTGTTCAACCTGCAATCCTAAAGCACCATACTCAGTTTGTAACATATCTATAGATTGCTCACCCATACCAAGATAGTTTTTCTTCAAAGGTGTAACACCATTATGTGCAATTTTCATATGTGCTTCACGGACATAGTCAGGTGCTTCTTTAACATTCTTTCCATCTTTGTAAATTAATCTTTGTATTCTTTCAGCAGGTATAAACCTGCCTATCAAAGAAAATTTAGTTAAAGGTGTTTTAGGTAATCCTTCATCTGATACCATATTCTTTCTTGCTTCTCTAATCTCTTCTATAACATTAGAAGATGTATTAGGATTTTTAGCTTGTCTTATTCTTGAGCCTATGCCAGTCAAACCATTTGCTACAGTTCTAGCACCACCACCTAATAAACCTGCAAAAGCTGTATTAGTTGCTATATTAGCTGTAACTTCTTGTGCTGTACTAAATGGATCAAAAGGCGCACGTAGTAACTCACTTGTTACACCAAAAATACCACCTAACTTGGCTGTTTCATATCCTACACCCAATGCACTTTTTGCACCCCAAGCGGCACGAATACCAACATTAAAAACTGGTATCATAAATGCTATGTTCAAAGGATCAACAACACCTGCAACTAAAGAGCCACCTATACCTGCTCTTTCATATTGAGATCTATTCTGTTCTATGGCTCTAATATTATTAAGAATATAATCATAATGTTCATTATTTTTTGCTCGTGATAGTTCTTCAGCATAAATAAATGTGCCATCTTCTTTAACTCTTGTTTTAAAATCAAAAGTATCATCATGTTCTACATCACTAAACTGATATAGTTCTGCTGTTCTATTTGTTATAGGTAACCACTGATACTTAATGCCTGACCAAAAACTTTCTGTAAAAGATGGATCTACTGTGCCTATATTATCTCGCAATGATAAATGAATAGGTGTGAAATCAACAACACCATCTGTTTCATATTTCTTAAAATCTATTGGTCTAAATAATAATTCTGACATTTAGTTAATCAAATCTTTTGTTTCTTGTTTAATTTTTCTAGCTACTTTTCTAGTAAATACTCCTGCCTTATCCATATAAGTTGGTTTATTATCTGATATAAACCCTAAAAGTTCTGCTCTATCATATATTCTATCATTACCAAATAAACCATATTGTTGAAATTGTTGATTTAATAATGTTTCACCAGTTACAAAAAGATTACTCATTGCCTCTTGTGCTTCAGTATTAAAATTATAAATTAGATGTGACCCTGCCATCATAAAATGATAATCCCTTCTCTTAGGATCATTTGTTTTTAAACCTCTTGATACTTCTTTCCAATATTTTGTAAACTCTCCTGCACCATATCCCATTTGGTAAGCATGATCTATCAATGCACTTTGTCTTTCTGGACTTAATGTTGTAAAGTTTGGAAACTCAGTAGTAAACTGTTTATATAATCTTGTTACTTTATTTCTAAATATTTTTTGTGATTGTTCTTCTGTAATAGTAATACCTTGCTTTTTACTATAAGCCTCAATGTCATCAAGTGACATTCTTCCTGATGGCACTTGTTTTAAATCC